GTGCCAGTGCCATTGACGCATTGCGCCAGGGTGTGAGAAAGAACACAGGAAATTTCCAGGCCGCTGTGAAGGATCTCAAAGACATTGATCCAGGCAGTGTGGATATGTCAAAAGAACCCGAAACCCAAGAACAAACCTACACAGTTGAAGTTAGAATATTTGGTGAGTCTGGTACAGACTTTAAAATACTTGATGTGAAAGCCGCTAATGAAAACATTGCTTTACAAAAAGCAACAGAAGCAGTGAAAAGAAACAATCCTAGCGGTAATGTCACAGGTAGAATTGTAAAAGAAGCTAGTTGGCGTGTGGTTAGTGCTATAACTGGCGAATCAGGCAATCCAGTGAGAATGGATATCACTGTAAGTGCTAGCACAGAAGAACGAGCTCGTAATATAGCAAAAGCAAAACTAGAACAGCAAAACCCAAATGCTGATGTAAGAATTACTCATGCTAGCGTGGTGAATCGATCATGAGAGCTAGTGAATTTACACAACTAGACGAAGGTTGGAAAGATCAAATGGCAAATGCGGCAATGGCTGCCGCTATTACCACTGGTGCTGGCGGTGCTGGCTTGGCTCTCAAAGATGTAGGCAAGGACATTCCTGCACAGGAACCAACTAAACAAACAGTGCAAGTTGCTCCACAACAGGCCAAAGCAGATCTTTCTAAGATTGAAGTGCCCAAGAAAGTGGACAAGCCAAAGACACAGGCAAGTTACAAGCCACTCACTGATAGCCCTAACGAAATGGTGCTAGCAAAGACAGCACAAGCAAATGGTATTACTGGTGTTGAACTAGCGGCCTTTATGGCACAGATGGCACACGAAAGTCAAAACTTCAAGGATATGGTGGAAGACAATCCTAATCTCAAGAAGTATGCCAAGGGTCCTATTGCACGAGCACTAGGCAACAAAAACAAAGTGGATGCAGAGCGTTTCATTGGTAGAGGCTTTATACAACTCACAGGTCGCTATAACTACAAGCAAATGGAAAAAGCATTGGGCATAGACTTGACTAGTACTTGGAGTAAAGCACACCAAGCAAGTAAGCCAGATGTGGCGGCAAAGATTGCAGTAGCATACTGGAAGAACAGAGTTGCTCCTAAGGTCAGTGATTGGACTGACATTCGACAGGTAACCAAGCCAATCAACAGTGGCTTACACGGACTCAAGCACAGACAAGTTCGCTTTGAAAAGATTGCAAAAGGCATGGGACTAGAAGTATGAGAATTGATGAAATTGTATTAACAGAAGAGCAACTAGAAGAGATCAGTGCCAAGGATATTGGTGCAGGTGCTCTGGCAGGCATGATGGCACTTACACCTGTGTCTAAAGCGTTTGGTGCTACACAAAACACTAATCCATTGCCTAACAAGCAAACATCTACTATGGTGCAAAAGGATGTTGGCGGTAAGCAAGACTTGTCAAAGATATCTGTGGATCAAGTTAAAAGTCAGATTGAAATCAAACTAGCCGATGGTAACACAGTTCCAGTTAGTATGGATGATATACAAGAAGCAGGCGGACTAGACAACTTTATTAAGGATAGTAAATTTAAAATAGCAAAGATTTATGCTGGTAATGGTCAGGATGTTCCAGACTGGTCTATGTATTTCAAAGGCAAAAAAGTAACCGACGTTAAGTACGATAAAAAAGATTTCGCATATAAACAAGGCACAATTCAGAAAGCCATTAAACAGAATCGAGAAGCAAAGGCACAATGGGAAAAAGCAGGTAAGCCACTAGATAAAAAGATTCTTAATGCTTATATTAAAGCGGCAACGAAAATGAAAGGTAAGTATGCTCTTTTAAAGTCTTCGTTAAGGGGATGGGGCCAGACCTTGAATGCCGGTCAGAAATCTCCATATCGTGGAGAAATACCAGACTATAAGAATTACGAGTATGTAAATCAGGCACTGGACGCTATTGGACACCCTAGATGAGAGCCGCTGAGTTTGTAACAGAAAACTTTGCGGATGGCAAGGTCAAAGGCAAGAGCAGACCAGGCAGGGTCAAAAAAGCTGGCGCCAGTTGCAAAGGAAGTGTAAGTAGTTTAAGAGCCAAGGCTAAAAAATATTCAGGTGAGCGTGGCAAAATGTATCAGTGGTGTTTGAACATGAAAGCAGGGCGCCAGAAAAACAAATAACAAGGAGTCTAACAATGAATATCTTTAAACAACGTGCAGAAGAATATTTAGGCAAGAGTTTTAAGGATAATTTAAGTAGGACGGATCACAAACGTCTCCTAGCAAAAGTCAAAAAAATGAAGATTAGTTTTAAAAAACACATGCGCAAACTTGATAGGATAGTTTGTGAGCGATAAAGAGTTTGTAATTATCGGTTTCAATCTGTTTTGTGAATGGCAAAAAGCTCCACCAGCATACAGATTGTATGTAGATGATGAACTATTAACTGAACGTACTTACATTTGGGCAAAAGACACAAAACGTGACCCTTGTGATTTTTGGATTGATAGGCAGAAACTGTGTAAACTTTGCACAAGGCTTTGCCATACAACATGTAGGCAAGCAAAAGATGACAGTAAATATTTGCATGAAGTTTTGCCTCTTGAACTAAGTCCTGGGGTGCATAAAATTCGCTTGCAATCATTATCAAAGAAAGCAAAATTCAATATACGCAATTTACAAGCCAAGCAAGGCCCGGTAAATATAATAGATAGCACAACTTTTGAGGTACTAGAATGCGAGCAGTAGAATTTTTACAGGAAGATGACGGCACAGTAAGTGGCGATGTTGCAGTGGTACCTTTCAGTTTTCATAACATGCAACGAAGAGTCGGTTTAGATAAATACCCTAACAACGTAAAAAAGGTTAAGGGTAATGCTCGCAGACGATTTAAAAACTCTATTAGCAACTGAATACGCTTTTGTAATCAAAGCACAGAACTTTCACTGGAACGTAGAAGGTCCTGACTTTGCTCAGTTGCACACATTCTTTGGCAACATCTATGAAGAAGTATATGAAAACAGCATAGACCAAACTGCTGAATACATCCGCACACTGGATCAATACACACCAGGCAGTTTTGAAAGATTCGCAGAAATGAGTCTCATACTTGGACAAACCAAGATTCCAAGAGCAAGCCTCATGATTGAAGAGTTGCTCACAGACAATGAAACCATCATTGATCTCCTTAACCAATGTTTTGCTAGCTCTGAAGAAGAGAACCAGCAGGGTATTGCTGACTTTATTGCCAGCAGACTGGACGCACATAACAAGCATGGTTGGATGTTGCGCAGTTTTACAAAGGTAGATAGAGCATGAGTGTAGATCCAAGAGAAGCCAAAGCATTTGCGAGCTTGTTAGGCAAACTTGATAGTACAAGCAAGCCACGTCCTGCTGTCTCTGCAGAACAGCGTGTAGAACGCATGGCAACCAATGACATGCACAGCATCCTAAGTGTGTTTCATCACACTAGCGGTATTACCAAAAGCGCACTACGCCTGACTGAAGATGTGCGTGTTGAAGAACAAGACGAAGAAGAAACACCAGATGGCGTAAGCCCAGATACAGCAATGGATCTAAGTGGCAACATTACACCAGCACCGCAAGTTACATCGCCTAGTGGCAAAGAAGATGAAGTTCCAGAAGCAAAAGAAAACAACCCGTATGCAATTGGTATGGCGCAGGCTATGAAGTCAACTGGTGACAAGCCACCACTAAAGAAAAGCACTATTACTAAAGCCCACGACATTGCAAAAGCAATTCAAAAAGACGAAAGCGTGGACAGTTTTGCAAAGAGCTTGGAAGAGCAACTTGCCAGCTTCAAAGAAGACAAGATTAGCAAAGACAAGAAAACGCTCAGTGACTATATCGGCGACAAAATGTCAGCAGAAGAAGTTATCAAAGCAATTAAAACTGTTAAAACTGACGACGGCAAAGAAATGAAAATTTACGGCAACGAAGACGATGGTTTCCGTATCAAGGTTAATAACAAAGATTCTAAGAATGTTTTTGACAGCTATGAGGAGGCTGTTATGGCATGCGAGATGTTTGTAGCTCGCAAGAAAAACAACGATTATGTGGATGAAAAATAATGAAACTGTTTAATATTTTCAACGAAGACTGGCAAACTGTACGCGGTTACGATCGTGAACGCTATACTGAATTACCAGGGCTAGAAGGACCTATTTCAACTAAAAGCGGTAAGGTACTTTACTATGATAAAAAGGAAGGCAAATATTATGATCGTGACACCGACATGTATTTGGATCATGATGATGCTCTTGCGTTCCTTAATGAAGATTTTGAAGCAGAATTTGGATTTCCACTAGTAGAAAAAGATGACATCGCCAGCACTGGTAAAACACAACGCATCCTTACACTTATGAGGGCTAAGTATCCTCAGGCAGAAAATGACATTGAAGCATTGCTGTTACACTTTGACACTGGACAGGCTCGTGACAGGACGGATATTAATCGGTTGGGTGCTGAAAACGATGCAGAAGAAGAAGAGATAGATGCACTACAGAAAGAACTAGACAAAATAAAAGCACGTCGTGGCATTGGCGAAGCAGAAAGCAACAAAGAACGTGCAGAGCGTGCTGCTATAGCAAAGATCCAAGATCAGTTTAAGGATATGCCAAAGTACAAGCCACAGAGCGCAGAAGAACGGGCAAAGGCTCACAAGGAGCGTGAAGAACGTGCAATGGCGAAAGCCAAAGAAAACGCCGACATGTTAATGAAACTTGCAGACAAGCACGGCGAAAGCATCAGTGCCAGCGAAGTAGGCTACTTTGCCAAAGGTATTGCAGATGGCAAGCGTGGATACAGCGATCCGAAAGCAGGAGATGCACTTGGTCCTAATGTTTATGCATATGATGCTGGTGTGCGTGTTGGAGAAAAATTAGGCGCAAGCGTCAACGAAGATTACTATGAAACAGATGAACAACGTGAACTAGCAAGGCTAGGACGTATCATCATGGACATGGGCAAGAAGCGTGATGACGATATTGGTACGGCAATGGGTGCTGTGGGCAACGAACTTACTCGTTACGGTACACCACAAGGCGTAAACAGCATTCAGAAACTAGAGAAAGTCACAGGACAGCCAGAAAGTGTTATCATGAAGATGATGGCACTAGCACAAAAAGTGCAGGGCGATGTTGCTGTGGGCGACGATGTACCTGATGAAGAAATTGAAGAGGCCCCAAGCACCACCGATGATGCTTACGTTAATCAACAAAGAGGCATGGATATGGGGTTGTTAGGTCCGAAAAAAGACCAGCCACTGGTAATAGGTCCAAAAAGATCTGGAGGTACCAGTACATATCAATATAACGTCCCTGTTGATCAACAAATAGTGCGTAAAGTTGTTGCTCCAAATACGCCGGCCGTTAATCAACAACTTGTAACCAAAACTGATAAACTGAAAAATATTCCTTTTATCGGCGATAAAGCAGCAAGTACTTATGCAACAGGAGTAGCACAAGACCATAGGGCGTCACAGGCAACAAAAACTGCGGTGGCCAAACCAGCGGCTGGCACTACGCCTGTAACAATTCCACGAATCAAAGGACAACCAATTGACAGAACAACTAAAGGGTTGGAAAAGACACAAAAAGGTCAGATGCCAATGCAAAGTCCAGATGATATGATGGCAATGGGTCCTGACACAGTTGCTAAAAAACTTCCTAAGGAACGTGTACCTAGGGGAGCTGATCCTCTAAAGATTTTTAATCCAAAGGACAAGCCAGCACCTGCACCAAAGAAACAAGATGATACTACTTTTGCCCAGGCATTTAGGGCGGCAAGAAAAGCACATGGTGGACCAGGCGGTGCATTTATGTGGCGTGGTAAAAAATATCAAACCAACGTTAAAGGCGAAAAGTATGTGAAGAACCCTGTACTGGTACAATCAAAACAGTACGAAGACAAGAGCTGGAGCGAAGTTAACAAAGAACTTGGTGACAAATACGGCGACGACGTTGGAATGAATTGGAATCCTAAAGCACCATCATTGAGTGGTGCGGCACATACAACTTACAAGTACCTTACACAACCAAGATCAGGTGATAAGTCAGGACAAATGAAACGCAACGAAGTAACCGAGTCAGATTGGGAAGAAAACTTCATCAAGCGACTTAAAGCAAAAATCAGCGGCAGTCCAGAAGTACAAGCGTATCTTGATCTCAAAGCCAAGCAGTACGGCGATCAGAATTTGGATTTAGATCCAGGTGCGGCTGAAAAAGGATTGGCAATTGGTGTGCTTGACACAGCAAAAGCTCGTAGGAAAGCATCAAAGAAAGGCGTAAGGGCACCAGGCAGTCTTCGTGCTAGTCCAAACACTCGCAATCCTGAGCGTCTCCCAGAAGCAGAATCTCCAATGGTTACTTATACTGTTCCGAATGTTACTTTTGACATGGCAAGTAAACTGGAACGACTTGCTAAAGAGAAGGGTGTTGAGTATTCAAGACAGGGACGTACAGTTGTTCTTAAAGGACCAAGAATAGATATTACATCTATCAGAACCAAAATGGGAATTGCTCAGACAAACATACCGATGGAACCGGTCAACGAAGCACACGGTGACATCAAGATTGGCGACACAGTGCAAACACTAAAGATGGGCCAAATGCAAGGCACAGTAACAGGCTTTAGCAAGAAAGGCGGCATTGACAAAGTGATGTTTAAGCACAAGTCAGGCAAAGTGTATGCTACCGTCCCAGACAACTTGAAGGTGATCAGCTCAAAAAAGACTGAAAGCCTTAACGACGACACTGTTGTTGAGGCAAAGAAAAAGCCAGTGCCAACAGATCCTAGCAAGTGGAGTTATTACAAGAGTCAAGCAAAGAAAAAGTTTGATGTGTATCCAAGTGCGTATGCAAATGCTTGGGCCGCAAAGCAGTACAAGGCCGCAGGTGGTGGCTGGAGAATGGGCAAGCCTAAGAAGTAAAAAGGAGAATATTATGCCAATAAGTGTATTAAAAACATTATGGGGAGCAACCAAAGGCTTCTTTATGGACGGTGGACCAGACGGTGCAATTTACGGTGCTGGAAAAAGCATTGTCAAGCAAGAAGTAACTGGTGAGTTGAAAAACACTGTAGAAGATGCTGTTGAAGGCAAAAGTGAAAAGCAAACAGAACAAGACGATAAAGCCAGCTTAACCAAGGTAAATTTGTGAAAATATTATTAACAATAGTTGCAGGCTTACTATTAGTTGGATGTACTAATTTAGTAGCAGTCAAAGATGAACCCGCACTAACAATATGCAATGGTCCATTTGCACTGTGTGCTGCCAGTACTTGCGAACCAACTGGTAAAACAATGGTCACCAACGATGGTGTCACCTATCCAGAAATGAAGTGTACTTGCCCTGTGCTAAACGGTGCTAGTATTGCTGATCTAAGTGCAGGTGTTATGAAAGGCACTTGCGATGTAGACTATCCAAAAAAACAAGTGTGGAGCCTGTTTGCACCACACGTTTATTATCCACAAGAAGCAAGTGATTTTGTACAAACTCCAAAGAGCGCAATGCGAGCCACTGTACAAAATTGTCCAGGCGAATTAGCACCAGAAAGTGTTAATTGTTTTGGAATGATGTGTACCTACGATAAAGATCCTGTAAACGGTACACAAACAGCTACTTGTACATGTCCAAGTAGACAGATTGAAAAGGGTACTGATTTCTTAATTGAAGCAGGACAAGGAGATCCTAGTTATTGTGCAAAGCATCCTGTTTCGGCGCCAAATCCATTCGAGGCAAACCAATGAGAGCTGAAGAATTCGATGAAGCATACCAAGGTGGTCTACGCAAGTGGTTCAAACAAAAGTGGGTAAACATTGGCAAGAAGAAAAAAGGTGGTGGTCACCCCGAGTGCGGCACCAGTGGAGACAAGAAAGGTTATGCTAAATGTGTCCCAGCATCAAAAGCCGCCAGTATGTCAAAGAAAGAAAAAGAGTCAGCAACTCGCCGCAAGCGTAGTGCTCAAAACAAGGCAGGCCGCGGCGGTAAAAATCAACCAGGGCAAGGCAACAAGCCAATTAGAGTAAGCACAAAAGCAAAAAAATAACCAAAACCTAGTGACATCTCCTATATTTGAGTATATACTGTACTCACAACAATAGGAGATTCCATGGACACTAAAGTATTCAATACTGAACAAAAAGCAAAACTTACACAACTGATCAATGAGGGCATGGGTGTGCTCACAGAAGTCGAAACCCTCAACGAAGGACTCAATGAAACAATCAAAGCAATTGCTGAGGAACTGCAAGTTAAGCCAAGCATTCTTAAGAAAGCAGTAAAGATTGCACATAAAGCCAAGTTTGGCGAAGCACAAGCTGACCACGAAGAGCTTACTACTATTTTAGAAACAGTTGGACGGACATTATAAGTATCTGAATGAGTTATGTTGACGCACTGTTTGAACGCGACAAAGATCGCATCCATGTAGTAGAAAGAATAGCTGGTAGACGCGAGTATCGTGAATATCCTGCTAATTATGTGTTCTACTATGATGACCCACGAGGCAAATTTCAAAGCATCTACGGCACTCCTGTAAGTAGATTCTCAAGCCGTAATAACAAGGAGTTCCGCAAAGAGCTTCGAATGCAACAAGGCAAAGGGATCTATGAAAGTGATATTAACCCTGTGTTCCGTTGTTTTGAAGAAAACTACAAAGGTGTGGATGCACCCAAACTGCAAACCTGCTTCTTCGATATTGAGGTTGACTTTGATCCTGTAAAGGGTTATTCAAAGCCCGACGATCCTTTCAACGCAATCACAGCAATCACAGTGTATTTGGACTGGATCGATCAGTGCATTACACTGGTTGTTCCTCCCAAGCACATGAGTTGGGAAACTGCACAAGAAATATGCAACGAGTTTGAAAACACATTCTTGTATGAACGTGAAGAAGACATGCTGTTGCAGTTCTTGGATCTCATCGATGACGCAGATGTGCTAAGTGGTTGGAACAGTGAAGGCTTTGATATTCCATACACTGTAATGCGTATCACAAAAGTACTCAGCAAGGATGACACTAGACGTTTTTGTTTATGGGGACAGTTGCCCAAGCAACGCACATTCGAACGTTTTGGTGCAGAGAACTTGACCTTTGATTTGATTGGTCGGGTACACATGGACTACATGCAACTGTACAGAAAATACACATACGAAGAGCGTCACAGTTATAGTTTGGATGCTATTGGCGAGTATGAACTAGGCGAACGCAAGGTTGCGTATGAAGGCACATTGGATCAACTGTACAACCAAAACTTTAAAACGTTCATTGACTACAACAGACAAGACACAATGTTGCTTGCCAGGATGGACAAGAAACTGCGATTCCTGGATCTAGCTAACGAACTTGCTCATGCAAACACTGTATTGCTACAAACCACAATGGGTGCTGTTGCTGTAACAGAACAAGCAATCATCAACGAAGCACATGAACGTGGACTGGTAGTGCCCAACCGCAAAGAACGGCTCAGCGATGATGACACTGCGGCGGCAGGTGCATACGTTGCATATCCACGCAAGGGCATACACGAATGGGTAGGCTCAATTGACATCAACAGTCTGTATCCAAGTACAATCCGTGCTTTAAACATGGCACCCGAAACCATTGTTGCACAACTGCGTCCAATTATGACTGAGCGTTACATCAAAGATAAAATGGCAAACAAAAGTTCCTTTGCAATGGCTTGGGAAGGCTTGTTCGGCACACTGGAATACACTGCTGTAATGGAACAGCAGATAGGCACAGAGATCACCGTTGATTGGGTAGACGGAGAGGAAACTGTACATAGTGCCGCCGAAGTTTGGAAGATGATATTCGACAGCAATCAACCATGGGTACTCAGCGCAAATGGTACAATCTTTACAGTAGAACATGAAGGTGTTATTCCAGGTTTGCTAGATCGTTGGTATCGTGAACGACAAGAACTACAAGTTAAACTGCGTGAAGCCACAGACAAAGAACAAATAGCATTCTGGGACAAGCGACAGTTGGTTAAGAAGATTAACTTGAACAGTTTGTATGGTGCCATTCTTAATCCAGGCTGTAGATTCTTTGACAAACGCATCGGACAATCAACAACACTTACTGGTCGTGCTATTGCAAAACACATGGATGCTTTTGTAAACGAATGTATTGTGGGCAAGTATGACCACGTGGGCAAAGCAGTTATTTACGGCGACACTGACTCTGTGTACTTCAGTGCTTGGCCTGCTGTGAAGGAAGATGTTGAAGCAGGGCGTATGGAATGGAACAAGGAGATTTGTACAGAACTATATGACAACCTTGCAGAACAAGTCAACGTTAGTTTTCCAGGC